GGGTGTCGCGTGCGGGGGGGGGGGGGCCGGGTTGGGGGTGGGGTGTTGTACGGCGGCGAGTAGTTGTCGGCCGAGGTACTCGGTGTATGCGGGTGGGATTGCCTCGCGTAGTTCGTCCCACGTCATGTCCCAACCGATCCCCATATCTTGCTCGGCGCGGGCGAGGGTGCCGCGGTAGATGGTGGCACGCCCTCGGCCTTGTACGGCGGCGTTGGTGTCGCGGTACGCGGCCCATCCGCGTTTGCCGTAGTACGCACGTATCGGCGTCGTGTGCGCCCGGGCGCATCGTGGTACCAAGAGCAGCACGTTCGACTCGAACAAGCGGTGACGGCGTACGCCGAGCCCGAACGACGAGCCGCATAGTTGCACCGGGTCGCGCAACTCGGCGCGGGCGGGCGTGACGTTTTCGATGACGTACGGGACATCGGCGGCGAGCAACCGCTCGCGTGTCGGCGCGATGAGGCGGGCGTGGCGGCCGTCGCGTGCGGCGAGTCCGAGATACGCCTGACATGGTGGCGACGCGTGTATCGCGTCGAACCCGTCGAGCGGGAACGTGAGCGCGTCGGCTTGCACGAACGGGAACGGGTAGTGCGGTTGGGGTGCTATGTCGACGCCGAGCACGTCGAACCCGGCGCGCACGTACCCGGCCGAGCAGCCGCCCGCGCCGCAATAGAGGTCGACGAGCCGCGGGCGGGCGCGGAACGCTCGCACACGTCGAGCGCTCAAAGGTCGAATCGGTCGAGGTTGACGACGACCCGAGCACCCGACGCGGCGTACACGGTGAACGACGGTACGTATCGCTCGCCGTCGTCGTGTGCCTCGACCGTGAGCACGTCGCCGCCCAAACCTTTCAAGCATCCGACGAGGTACCCGGCGACGAACGTACGTAGCTCGTCGCTCGCGTGTTCGCGGCCGATGGCGTCGTGCTCGCCGACGAGGTCGTCGAGCGCGCGGTCGTCGGTCATAGCGGCCGCGTATCCCACGTGAGCAGCGGCGGCGTGTCGCCGACGCGCACGTCGGTTCGGCCGGCCGGGCACGTTCCCGGTTCGCAGTACGGGCACGGCAACCCGCACGCGACGATGAGGTCGTGACACGCGCTCTCTAGCTCGGCGGCCGCGTGGGTCGCGTCGCGTGGGAGGTCGGCGACGACGACGTACGCCTCGGCGAACCGTCGAGCCGCGTCGACGATCGTCGCGTCGCTACTCACAACCCGAGCGGCAATCGGTCGGCGAGTAGGTCGCCGATGCGCGAGAGCTGCTCGGCGATGGCGACGAGCGCGCATGTCTGCGCGTGACGTAGGTACGCGGATTGGAGCTTGCCAAGCTCGACGCCGCGCACCATGAAATCCAGCCGCTCGTCGTCGGTCAGCGCGCCGTAATCCTCGGCGATACGGAGCGCGGCCCGGGCCCGCTCGACCGGCGGTGCGGTTTCGTCGATCGACCGGCGGCGGTCGTCGGCGGCGCTCACCGCCGACCCTTGGCGTATCCGGCGCGGGTGACCGTGCCGCGCTTGCGGCCGACGGTCGGGATCGACTCACCCCATCGGGCGCGCACGGCCCGGGCGACGTGCGTGTACGTGCCCGACGTGCCCGATTGCGCCGACCGACTCAACGCGTTGCGGGCCCGGCGTTTCGTGTCGATCGGGTATTTCCTCGACGCCGGATACGCGAACGCCGACGCCGGGAGCGCCCGGCGGCGTGCTGCTCTCATGTCTCCCCCTTGCGTTGCTCGCGGAGCTGCTCACTCATCTCGCGAATTTTTGCTTGGGCCCGCTCTCGTTCGTCGTCGTCGAGCGGGTCGACGGCCCACGGGTTGCCCGGGTTGTCATCCCGAGCGTTACGCGTGTTCGCGTCACTGTTCGCGTCACTTGTTACGCGTTCGCTAGGGCCCCCCTCGTTACGTCCGACCGACCTCCCATTCGGTCGGTCGGCGTAACGGGCCCCCTCGGCCCTCGGGTTTTCGTCGAATTCGTTACGCGAACACGCGTCACTGTTCGCGTCACTGTTACGCGTGTTCGCGTCACGCCGCCGGGCTCGTAACCGTCGCATACGGTCGCGAGCTGCCGCGCGTGTCCGGTCGTCGTCGTCATGCTCGGGCGGCCGTTCGTCGCGGATCACGTCGGCCGCGTCGTGTAGCGCCTCGGCGACCGCGTCGAACGCGTCCGCGATTGCTTTGTGAGGCCCGTACGTCGTCACGTGAGCGCCTCCCGTAACTCGAGTCTCAACCATGCGGGCGTTCACCGCGCACGCCTCATGGCGGACACGGGCACGTCGTGCATCGGCTCTAGGTCGTTCGGGCATCGTGGCACCGCGTGCCCGGCGAGGCGCGGCCGCTTGAGGTCGGCGAGGTCGTCGAGGTCGAGCCAAAACACGCCGTCGTGGAACCCGACCACGAACAACGCCGGTACGCACAACTCGGCGGCGGCGAGAGTGAGCGCGACCCATTTCCGCGCCGCGAGGAACACCGTCGGGTACCGATCGGAATCGACGTTGCGGGCTTTGATCTCGACGACGGCGACGACCGCGCCGTCGCGCATCGCCCATCGGTCGACCGGCGAATACTTGCCGAGGGTGCGTAGCTCGCACCGCCATTGCCGGGCGAGTACGGCCGCGATCTCATCCTCTCGGCGTAGGTCGGCGGCCGTCGCCCGACTCACCCGAGCGCGCCGTTCGCGAGCAGCGCGGCGGGCGCCACGGCGACGAGGTACCGGGCGACCGGGAGCCCGGCGTATACGAGCGCGATCGGTTCGCCGTCGGCGTCGTAGATGACGAGCCCGCCGAGCACCCGCTCGTAATGCCACGGGCCCGGCGTGTCGACGTCGTCGGCGAGCGCCCGTACGACGTCGTCGAGGTAGCTCGGGAGAATCACCGCGGCCGCCGGGTGACGTGCGACGGCGGCGCGCCGATCGGCGTCGGCCACGACGGGAGCGTAAGCCGCGGCCGCCGCCGCCGTGAAATGGCAAAACCGGCGGCGACAACCGCGGCGCCGAACCCGACGCCACAACCGAACGCAATCACTCGGCCCCCTCGGGCTCGGGCGCGTCGCCGTCGACCGGGAGCGTTCCCTGCCCCTCGTCGACGGCGGGCGTGCTCTCCAAATAGTCGAGCAGCACGTCGGCCTCGGCCGCGGTCAGCTCGGTCGACGACGTGACGACGCGCCCGACAACCGCGGTCGTGAGGCGCAAGCGGTCGTGGCGGTCGTCGATCCCGCGTCGTCGCATGAGCCCGTGCATTCGGTCGCGTTGCGATCGCGTCGACATCGCGACGGGCGGCGGGTCGTCGGGATCGTCGCGCCGTGTCGAGCTAACGGGCTCGACGGGCGCGGCCGGCGCGTCGTTTTCATCGGGTAGCGGCGGTAACCCGGCCTCGGGCGCCACGATAGAAACCCGGTCGTCGGGTACCGCCGCTACCGCGCGGCGCCGTCGGCGTTTCGTGTCGGCCCTCTCGGGCGTCACGCCACGCTGCTCGGCGTCGACCTCGTCGTCGTGTTCCTCGATTGCGCCGATGCCGCGCACCACGTCGGCGAACACCGCCCGTACGAGATCGGCGCTCGCCCGGGCCGAAAGCATTTGCCGCGGGTACGCGCGCCAATTCTGCTTACCGGAGATACCGGCGCGGCGCGCGTCGTCCATCGTCCACTCGACGCGGGTGATCTCGTCGCGGTTTGCTCGACGGCCGCACCACGTGCAACGCGTCGCCGTCCAATGCTCGACCCAGAGGTCGTGACCGGCGGCGAGTACGAGCCCGCGTTGCGCCTCCGCGGCCATGAACGGCCGCCCGTCGATCACGGCGATGAGCGCGAGCGATTGCATCGGGCCGAGCCCGACCTCGTCGCCGTAGAGAATCGCGGCCGCGATCGCGGGCGGGTTGTTACGGAACGACCGCGGTACGAATTCGGTCGCGGCGATTGCTTTGGCAAGCTCGACCGCGGGTGCCATGAGGTCGACCCACCCTCGGCCGGCCGGGATCGTGTCGGCGCGTACGAGACTCACGACGCGCCGCCGACGATACGCATGGGCGGTATCTCGCCGTCGGGATCGTCGATCACGATGACGAACGAGCGGCCCGTGCGCGTGATCTCCGCGGCCCACGCCGCGTCGGCGGTACCGAGCACGGCGTCGTCGTCGCGGGTCATGTACCGCTCGTCGAGCTGCTCGCCGTCGACGTAGCGGCGTACCCGCAACCGAGGCGTACTCATATCGCCGCCCGGGCGGCGCGCGCCGGGAGCGCCTCGCCGACGTACTCGGCCCGCTCGGCGGCGGTGAACCGTGCGACTTGCTGCGCGTATTGGAACACGCGGAACGTGGCATCGGAGATATCGACCGGGTACACGTCGTACCCATCGGCGCGGAGCCACACCGCGAACGCGGCGACGACCTTCGGCATCGGTACCTCGTCGGGCCCGTCGCCGACGAGCATCGTTTGCGCCCGCGAGTACGCGCAGAGCTGCAACGCGGTTTCGGGCCAAATTCCCGACCCGCCGGTTTTCCAATCGACGAGCGCGACGCCGGGCACGCCGTCGAGGCGGGCCAAGAGATCGAACGTACCCATATACGACGTGCGGGTCGACGGCCCGCGGTACACGACCGCGGCCTCGGTCGCGATTTCCTCAACGTCGTACGCGTCGGCGAACGCGAGGTAGGCGTCAACGTGCCCGACGAGCGCCTCGGGTACGTCGACCTCGACGCCGTGCGCGAGCCGATCGGCGTATTCGTGAATCTTGGTACCGCGCCCGGCCGCGGCGTCGCGTTCGGCGTTCGGCGCCTTGGTCAGCTCGGCGAGGCGTTTCGACGGCGTGAGCTGCTCAAGGTCGGCCCAATGGTCGACGGCGTATCCGGCGGTCGTGCGCGCCGCCCACCCGATGAGGTTCGGCGACGGTACGCCGTCGCGCACGATGCGCGAAACGGATTGCACCGCCTCGCCGCCGATCGTGTACGACCAACCCGAACCCGCGCGTTTGCGCCGCGCAACGTCGGGCGCGCTCACGCCGACTCGAGTCGCGCGACGTAACGGTCAAGCTCGCGCGCCGAAACGAACGCGCGTTTCCCGTTGTGCGTGAGCGTGATCTCGCCCGCGGCCGCACGCCGGTACAACGTCGAGCGGTGGATACCGAGCAGCTCGGCCGCCTCGTCGATCGGGTACAGCATCCGACGATGCCCGTCGACGATGCCCCCCCCCCGCTCGGTCGCGGTTGCGGCGTGTCGCGCCATGCGGCGAACCCCCCTCGGTTGCAAGCCCGCCCGATGGGTAGTGCGCGGCGCCGTGGCTCGCCGTGGCTCGCATCGTCGCGAAACGTGCCATAGGTACGCAAGAGGTATCTCGTCGGACGCGAGGTTTGCCCCCACCATTGCCCCCACCTCGACGAGCGCCCGGGCGGCGGGCATGAAAAAACCCCCTATTTCTAGGGGGTTTTTGGTGGGCGGTGCGGGAATCGAACCCACGACCTCGTCCGTGTGAATGACGCGCAATCCGTCGCACGGTGGAGCACGGCGGCGCAATTTTCTAGGCTGTAGGCCGGTTCCCGTCGCTCGCCGTCGCATCGTGTCGCCGGTTATCGCGGGACTTTGCCCCCACCTTTGCCCCCACCTACCCGAGAGGAACAACCGACCATGAACGCACCCGACACCCGATACGACGACGCGTGCCGCGCCGCCGCAACCGACCAAGGGCTCGACCCGCTGCGCGCCGCGCTCGACGCCGCCGGTATCCGCCATGAGCTTGAGCAGACCGGCGGTTTTTGTATGACCGTCGGCGTGTACCGCCACGACCTCCGGTACCTATGGGCGACCGAGGTCGGCGTGTACGAACCCGACCGCGAGTACCGCTACCTCGTATGCGAGTACGACGAGCAAACCGGCGAGCAGCTCGACACGCTCGCCGACGGCGTCACGACCGACCAAGCGGTCGGCGTCATCGACGCGTGGCTCACCCGCGGGCCCGAACCCGCCGAGCTGGCCGAGGTCGAGCGCGACGACGCCACGCTCGACCCGCACGACGGTTTCAAGGTCGGCGGCCTCTACTCGACCGACGACCTCCGCGCGTTCGCCGCCGAAACCGGCGCGACCGTCATCGGCCTCGACGACGACGACGAGGTCGAGCCCGCATGGGTCACGTGTTCGTGGTGCGCGGGCGTCGGTTGCAAGACGTGCGGCGGTACCGGCCGCGAGTACCTCGTCGCGTGCGAGCTTTGCGACGAGGGTACGTGTACCGAATTCGACATGATCTGCGACGCGTGCGCCGCCCGTATCGGCCGTGAGGCCCGCCGCAACGCGCGGCGCGAGCAATGAGCGCCCGCCGCCGCGAACGCGGCGACGGCGCCGTTTACTACGACGAGGCGCGCAAGCTATGGGTCGGCGAGATCGACCTCGGCGGCGTGAACGCCCGCGGCCGCCGCGACCGTAAGCGCGTCACCGCCCGCACGAAACCGGCCGCGCTCGCGAAGCTTCGCGGCATACAAGCCAAGCTCGACGCCGGGCTACCGATCGTGAACGAAACGCTCACGGTGCGGCGATGGTGCGAGCAGTACGCGACGACCGCGGCGCCCGAGAAATCGGCCGACGATTACGCCCGCATTCTCGCGACGTACGTGTACCCGTACCCGGTCGCCCGGCGGCCGCTCGCGAAGCTTGAGCCCGCCGACGTTCGGCAATGGCTCAAGCAGCTACACGCCAAGCGGTCGACCCATACCGGCGAGCTGCTCTCGGCGGGCACGATCGCCAAGGCCCGGAACGTGCTCTCGGCCGCGCTCACGGTCGCGGCGTACGACGGGAAGGTCGCCCGCAACGTGGTACAGCTCACGCGGGCGCCCAAGCAAAAGCCGCGCACGTCCGATGCGCTCACGGCCGAGCAGGTCGACACGGTGCTCGCCGAGAGCGCGGCCGGGATACCGACGTACCGGCCGGGTACGGGCGTGCTCTCGGGTGAACGGCGGCCGGATCGGTACTACGCGCTCGCGGCGTTGGTGCTCGCGGTCGGCCTACGCCAAGCGGAGGCGCTCGACCTCCGATGGGAGGCCGTCGACCTCGACGCCGCCACGCTTGAGGTCGTCGACGCGAAAACGCCCGCCGGTTTCCGTACGATCCCCATTCCCGCGTTCGTGGTCGAGGCGCTCCGCGAGCACCGCACGGTGCAAACCCTTGACCGCATGGTCGCGGACGCGTGGGAGGATGACGGGCTCGTTTTCACGACGACCATCGGGTCGCGTATCGACGCCCGTAACGCGCTCAGATGGTGGCACGGGCTCACGACGCGGGCGGGCGTCGGCCGTCGCCGGTTCCATTGCTCGCGCCACACCGCGGGAACGGTCATGCTCAATCGTGGCGTACCGCTCGTCATCGTGTCGCAAATCCTCGGGCACGCCCGCGTGGATATCACGGCGAAAATTTACGCACGGCCGTACGTCGAAACGTTGCGGGCGGGCGCCGATGCGATCGACCGGGCGTACTCGCCGCCGAGGCGCTAATGGGTCAGTAGCCATACGAGGATGACGGCGCCGCCGACGAGCCCGGCGAACGCCAATACGAGCAGCGCGGCGAGCGTGTCGAGGTCGCGGTCGTTCACGACCGGCGTTCTACTCGACGGGCTCGCCGCCTTGCGCGTCACCGCCCGCGCTTTTTTCGTTCGGAGCTCGAGCTACCTCGTTCGCGTGCGACGCGGCGACGAACCCGAGATACGAACCAAGTACGCCGATGATTCCGCCGAACGCGGTCGTCAGTAGTTGCGTCGCGTTATCCGACAGCCCGGGCCCCTCCGAAAAAATCGCGTCGTACAGCACGCCCGCGGTTACGAGGATGACCGCGAGCGAGATACCGACCGCGAGTACGAGCGCGACCCGCGAGCGGGCGGCCTCGGTCACCGCCGCCACCCGCCCGCGAGGAATCGGAGCAGCGCGAGCCCGGCGAGCACGCCTAGCTCCACGTCGAGCACGATCGCGAGGCCGTGACTCATTGCGGCGTATTGAACGTGTACGCCTCACCCTTGACCGAGTGGAGCGTGTAGCCCGGGCGGCCGTCGACGGCGGCCGAGATCGCGAGGAACCGCCGCGCCGGATCGTTACGCACGTTCGCCGGGAGCGTGAAATACGACCCGTAAAACCGGCCGCGGATCGTTTGCACGCCGCCGTCGTACTGCAACCGCCATGCGCCGTCGGCGTTCGCGAACGCCGCGACAAAATCCTTATCCTTAGGCACGTCGTCACCTCCCGAGGTCGGCGGCGTCGGCGGCGGCGTCGTACCGCCCGCCGTGCACGCGGCGGCGACCTCACCCCACCGCGCCATCGTGTGCGAGCCCGGGCACGCGGTCGAGCTACCCGGCGAATTTTGGTGCGCCCGTACCGTCGGGTTACCGACGACGTACCCGAGCGCCCGCGCATCGGCGCACGCGGCACGAATGGACGCGAGGTCGGCGTCGGTCACCGCATGATCCATGCGGTTCCCGGTGAGTACGAGGTCGAGCGACACGTGGTTGAAATTGAGCGTGGCGTAACTGCTCCACACGTCGCGGAACCGTTGCCATGCGCCCGACCCGAACCCGTACGTATACCCGCCGTGCGCGCATCGGCCGATGTTCGCGGGCGCGGCGGGCGCGCCCGCGCCCTCATGGTGAACGGTAACGAGCGTTACCGGGTTAGGCATCGTCGGCGGTCGTGTGATCGTCGCCCGGTTCGTCGGCCGGCCGCGGTGGCTCGGCCGTTTCGGTTTCGGTTTCCTCGACCTCGGGCTCGTCGCCCTCGCCGGTTTCGGTTGTCGGTTCGTTCGGCGTCATGCGCTAACTCACTTTCTCGCCGGGTTGCGTGTTCCGCGGGTCCGCGGTCACGCCCTCATTACACCCGCCGCAAATGATCGTGTCGACGGGTAGCTCGGCCGCGTTGTCTTTCGCGATTTGGTACTCGGGACATTCGACGTTGGTGCAGTAAACCGTGCTCACGTTTGCGCCTCCATAGCGACGACGAATAGCCCGACGGTCACGTTCGGTACGTTCGCACCCGCGCCGGCCGCGCTCCACACGAATACCGTGAAGCTCGACGCGGTCGCGCCCGCCATCGGCGTGAAAATGTACGCGGCTTGCCCGCCGCCTTGCGCCGCCGACCATACGAGCAGGATCGGCGGCGCCGTGAACGGCCGTACGTGATTGATGACGCCTTGCGCGTTCGCGTTGATCGTCACGTTGAGGAGCCGCGCCTCGACGTGCGGTGCGCCGAGGTTGCGCCACGCCGTACCGTCGAACACTTGCACCGGGAACGGCGCCGCGGTGATGACGGCCATTTGGCCGAGTACCGGCGCCGTGATCGCGGCATCGCGCGCCGCCGTCGACGGGAACGCCGCCACGACCTGATTCTGTAAGTACGGTTGGAAATCGGCGGCGAGCACCTCCTCGCCGATCGCCCATACCTTGAATGGCATTACGTCGCCCTCCCCGTTACCCGAGTACGAACCCGGAGTCGAGCCGCGAATTGGCGTGCGGCCCGAGCGTGAAGATTGCGCCCGACCACGCGAGCGCTTGCGCGTCGACGAGCTGTAGCACGACCTCCCACGACGCGTGCGTGATCGTGTAGTGAAACCCGACAACTCGAGCGAGCGTGTCGATCGGCATCGACGCCGGATCGTCGGGCGGCGCCCACGCGACGCGTACGAGATCGGATACGAGCTTGAGCGTGAGCAGCGCGGCCCATACCTCCCACGAACGCGGGTCGACGTTCGGGCGGGCGGTCACGTCGGCGAGCGACACTTGCGGGAACGCGTAGAGCTGTAACACCTCGCTCGCCCACGCGCCGACTTGTACCTCGTCGGCGAGGCCGAGGTCGGTTTGCTTGAAATCGAACCGACCGAAACGCGCGATCGACGCCTCGCTCGTCACCGCCGCGTGTTCGGCGCCGTCGGTACGCCCGGCGATGACCGCGTTTCGTATCTGTAGGTCGATCGCGGAGGGTGACGCGTCGACGAGCACGTCGTGCAACCCGCACCCAAGCTCGACGACGGGCGGCGCCGAAAGATCGAACCACGTGCTACGGCCGACCCACCGCAACGCGCCCTCGTTCGTGAAATACACGAAACCGATCTCGTCGTCGGTCGTTTTGTTGAGCAAATCCCACCCGTTCCCGTCGAGCGCGGTGGCTTGCAACGTGACCGAACCGACGCCGTGCTCGACCTCGCCGAGCCATCCGGCCTCGTCGACGATGCGTTGTATGCGTTGCTCGGTCGTGTCGCCGTCGCCGACCGGCGGGTCGAGCGCGGGCCGGTTCATGTTCACGAACCATTTCGAGTGACCCGACGCGACGAGCACGGTACGCCGGGCGAGCGCGTTCGGTTGCCAATCGTGCGCCCAACTATCGGCGGTGCCCGTGAACAACCATTCGCGCGTGTACGAACCGTCGTCGCCGTTCACGATCTCGGCGAACACGTCGACGGGCGTACCGGGCATGAGCCGCGAGCGGCCGCCGAGCGCGTACGAGCTGTGACCGTTGAGCGGGTCGTACTTGCGGCGCGGGTCGAACAGTGTGACCGTGCATACCGACGCGTCGGGTTTCGTGAAGATTCCCGACGACGACGACGCGCCGCCGGATATGTCCACGTCGAGCGCGTCGCATGAGAGGTCGACCCATAGCTCGTCGGGAACGTCGTCGCCCGTGCGGCCGGCCGTGATCGGCGGCGCGCCGCCGAGCACGTTCCCGTCGTTGAGGCGGTCGTTTGCGTGCGGGCCGAGCGTGAACACGCGGCCGGGTGCGAGCGCGGCCCGTATCCAAAGCTTGACGTACCCGCCCCACGCATCGGAGTACGCGCCGCCGGTCGTGTCGGTCGGCCACGGGTCGCCCGGTTCCCACGGGCCGACCGCGACCATCAGCCCGCCGCCTTGACGGGTATGTCGAGCGGCCCGTTACGGCCGACGTACCCGCGCAACGCGGACACGACCGCGCGTTGTATCTGCGGCGCGTCGGCGCCGAGCCCGGTCGTCGTCACGTTGATGTTTACGACCGTCGTTCCGCCGCCGCTCGACGTGTTGCCGACACCCGAAAACGTTTCGCCCGCGTGCACGACCGCGAGGCCGGTACGCATGACGGTTCCACCGCGCGCGAGCAGCGGGATATCGGGGAGGCCGAGCGTAAACCCGCCGATGCTTTTTCCGAATGGGAGATCGATGCTCGGTACCTTCAGCTCGATCGCGTTCCATCCGCGGATGAACGCGTTGATGGGCGCCTTGAGCCCCTCGGCGATACGTGACGCGAACCCGCCGACCGCGCCGATGAGACCCGACACGCCGCCGCGTATACGGTCGATGATGCCGCTAATGACGTTCCACGCCGCGCTCACCGGCGCGGTCAGTATCCCGGTAATGGCGTTCCACGCGCCGCGTATCCAACCGAGGAACGTCGCGACCGCGTTTCGGATCGAATCCCAGTAACGGATGATGATCGCGACCGCGATCCCGACGGGCCCGGTGAGGATCGCGAGCAGCAGCGGCCAATTCGATTTGATCCAATTGAACGCGGCGCGTATCACGTTGAGAATCGCGTTCCACGCGCCGACCATGAACGCCCATACCGCGGCGGCCGCGGCTTTGATCGTGTCCCAATTCTTGACGAGCAGTACGCCGATCGCGATGAGCGCGACGATCGCGCCCACGACGATGAGGATCGGCCAGAACGCGGCCGCCATGCTCACGCCGAACAACGTCGCCGCGATGCTCGCGAGGTTCCACGCGACGACGAGCGTTCCGATCACGACGACGAGCGTGATGAGTACCGGCGTATTGTTCGCGAGCCACGTAAATATCGTCGTGATGATCGGGAGCACCGCGTCGAGGATCGGGAGCAACCCGTTACCGATGGACTCTTGAAGCTCGCCCATTTGCGTTTTCATTTTTTGCGAGCCGGTCGCGGTTGCCTCGGCGGTACCGCCGACTTGCGTTTCGATCGCGCCGAGCACGATCTTCTGCGCGTCGAGCATTTGGTTGTGCTCGACGAGCGTTTTTATCTGATCCTTTTGCGCCTTGGTGAACGTGACACCCGACCGGGCGAGCGCGGTGATTCCTTTCACGGGATCGTTCAACGCTTTACCGAGCTGTACCGCGTTGGAATCCATCGTTCCGAAACCGGCGGCGGCGAGGTCGGCGGCCGCCGCGGTCGCACGATCGAACACGCCCGCTTGGCGGCCGGTTTCGTCGCTCACGTTCTTGAACGTCGCGAGCACCGCTTGCGCCGACATGATCTGCTCGTCGTCGATCCCGGTTTTTTTCATCAACGTGTTCGCGTAATCCTCGGCCGCCTTGGCCGCGGTGCCGGTCGTGTCGCCCATCGACTTGAACACGTTTTCCAGCCGCGAGGTCGCCACCCGCGATTCCTCGGCCGCACTCACGACCGACTTTCCGAATTCGAAAACTTTGCGGGCCGCGAACGTGCTCGCGATCGTGTTCGCCACGCCGCCGAGGCGGTTCGACATCGTTTGCGCGGCGCCGCCGGTTTTCCCCATCGCCGACTGTGCGCGCGTCGCGTCGGCGATAATGTCAATTTTGAGGATCGCGGGCGCCGCCATCTACCGCCGCCGTCGCGATTGTTCGGCGAGCACGTCGAGCGCGGTGAGCAGCGCGCGCGGGTCGTCGAGCCACACGTCGTGCGAAACGCCCGACTCGAGCGCGAGCATTACGGCGAGTCTCCCGAGCGTGTCTCGCCCGTAGGGTTTAGGAGATCGGTCGATTCCTCGTCGAGCGCGTCGGGCATACCGTCGAGCGCCTCCAAAAACCCGACGTAGTCGAGCGGTACCGCGATTCCCTCGCGTTTACACGCGGCCCACACGACCTGAAACGTCATATTCATCGCGGCCACGTCCGCGCCCGGTTCCATACGCACGTCGGCCCAATCGCGGGCCTTCGTTTGCACGATCACGTCGGGCTCACCCTTGAGGTACACGCGGAACCGTTGCCACGACCTCGGCATCGTTACACCCCTCGTACGTGCGACAACGCGGCGACCACGTCGGCGCGATACGCGTCGGCCCATTCGGACTCGCTCCGTTGCGCCGCCTCCGCGATGAACGGTTGCGACGAGATATGGCGGGCGGGCCACCCCCAATGAATCGGGCCCGCGTACGGAACCCGCGACGAACCCGCCATGATCCGGGCCCGCCGCGCCTGTCGCGCGCTCCGTACGTTCCCGGCGAGCGCGCCGCTTTTGCGTGGCGCGTCACCGCGGGCGCGGGCGGCGACGATGTTCCCCGCCTTTTGGTTCGCGGCCTTGAGGTCGCCGAGGTCGACGCCCGCGCGGGTGAGCGTGCGAACGAGGTTGTTCAACCCTTCGACCTTGACCGTTCCCGTTTCGCCGGTCGGCGTCGTCATGCGGTCGCGGGTGCGGGCGCAGACGCGGCCGCGGTCGTTACCGGCGGCGTGCGTACCAGCTCGTCGGTGAGCGCCCACTCGAAATCGGACGTGAGTCGCGAATTCACGTCGCCGCCGTACGTTTCGGCGGGTACCTCAATTCGTACGGTGCCCGACAACGTCGGCCCGGCGACGTTCGGCGTGTACGTGAACGCGACGTTCTCTAGGTCGTGGTCGTAGCAATACTCGACGATCGACGCGGCGGCGGCGGCCGTCCAATCTTGAATGAACGTTCCCGCGAGCGCGCGGCCCGAGAGCTTGCGGCCGGCCGGGATCATGTCGCCGCACAACGTTTCGACGGGATCGCCGTCGTCGTCGTACGACGAATTGATACGGGCGTTCGTCACTTGGCACGACATATCGATTTGTCCGGTACCCGTCGGCCCGAGCTGTAGTACGCCATCCTTCAACCGAGATTCGGTAATTGTCACGTCGACACTCCCTCGTCGTATTCCAATCGGTAGCAGGGCAACGCGGGCGCGTCGTTCGCGAGCACGTAGCTCCCGAGCATCGCCCGCCGGATCGGTAGCACCGCCGCGACCGCGTCGGCGAGATCGTCCAAAGCTTTGTGCGCGTCGGCGTTTCCGGTACCGGGTACGAGCGCGACGAGCCGCCACGTCGCGGTGTACCCGCACCCCACGTCGTACTCACGGTCGGGCGGCGTGACGAGCACGCACGGCGGCGTCGCGCTGCGCGGGTCCGCGGTGGCGCGCACGCCCGCGGCGTCGAGCATGCCGACGAGCGCGAGCGCGGCGTCGTAACTACTCACGTGACGACCGACCGTTGAAATTCGCCGAGCTCGAGCAGCATTCGGAATTCGGGATCAAGGCGCGGCAGTAACGAAACGCCGAGATCGGCGAACGCGGCGACACCTTGAACCGAACCGCGTCGGCCGTACAACCGGGCGGCCTCGACGAGCGCGGCTTGGTCCGCGCGCGGCGGCCACGTGTCGAGCACCGCGCCGTCGGCGTCGGTCGTGAGATCGGCGCGGAACGTGACGACGGCGTCGTTCGCCGCCGCAACCGCCGAACCCATCGCCGCCTCGTCGACCGTGCTTGCCGGATCGATACCGAGGTACGTGCGGAGGGTTGCGACGGTTGCGGGCATGACGACCTCCCGAGTGAGGCTTACTTACTTGAGCTTGACGCCGACGCGCCGCCCGCGGCCGCGACCGAGCACTCGGCGAGCGCTTGCGGTTCGGGCACGGTCGGCAACGCCCGAATCTCGGCGAGCAGCAGCAGCACGTTCTTGACGAAATTGTCGGCGTGCGAATCGGTGAGGTATACGGCGGTCGTGCCACGCGAGAACACGGTCACGCCCGACGCGAAATCGCCGACGTACGCGGTACCGGCGACCACGTCGCTCGACGGTACGACGCGCAAACCCCATACCTGCCGCGATTGCACAGGCCCGAGCAACGTCGCGCCCATGATCCCGAGATCGATATCGGCCGCGTCCATCGGGTTGAGCACCACCGCGTTGGGGTTGTACCCGTTCGACTCGACCGTCGCGAGCCCGACGCGGATCGCTTGGAGCAACGTGCCGCCGAGCGGTACTTGCGCGGCGGGGATCGCCGCCGCGCCGAGCGCGCCGACGATGCCGCCCTCGACCGTACGCATGAGCCCCTGCCGCAAGCGGCCCTCGACGATCGCGCGTATCTGCGGGATATCTTCCAGCGCTTGGCGGGTGATTTCCTTCCAGTGTGCATACGTCGAGAGCGTGTCGCTCGTCGGCGTCGCGGTCATCTGCGCCTCGGGTTTCGCGGCGCCCTCGGCGACCTCACCCGCCGCGGCTTGCGGATTCGGCGACCATTGCACCCATGACACCGCGTTGGAACCGACGGTGAGCGACCCGCACACGTCCATGAGCGGCGACGGGAACGACGGCGTCGGCGGCGTGAACAAGTACGGAACCGCGATCCCGTCGCCGGTCGTGATCGGCGCGCGCGTCTCAAGCCCGACGGCCTCGCGCCGTTCGACGATCCCGTCGCCGGGTAGCTCGACCCGCGCCGACGATCCGGCGCCGACGTAGTTACGGAACGCGTCGCTCTCGACGAACAGGTCGCCCCACCCGCGCGGGGCGGCGTCGCGGGTTTGCATCCGCCCGGCCGGCCGCCGCGGTTCGTCGTGGTCGTCGGTCGCGAGCGTGTCGCGGAGCCGCGCGTACGCCCGTTGCGATTCTGCTTGCGCGTTGTATTCGACGAGCTGACCGTCGATCTCGGCGCACCGCGTTTGCCACGCCGTGAGTGAGGCCCGTTCGGTTTCGGTGAGGTCGCGCTCGTCGCGCGCCGCTTGTTCGGTGAGGTCGGTCGCCGATTGCGTGAGCGAGTCACGCTCGTCGGTCAACCGCCGCAAGTAGGTAAGCATCCGATACTCCCGTGATCGTGCGCGACACGCATGTCGCGCGTCGTACTGTCGCACCGGGTGCTATCGGGTGACCGTACGGGCGATGGCGGGCCCACCGCGGTGGGGTGCTCGCCGCACGGGTCGGGCCGAGCGGGCCGATCAGCGCGGACGATACCCCACGGGCGGGATCGGAGCGAGGTTCACGTCGGGTCGGGCGCGGAACGGTGCGAGCAGCTCGTCGAGCTGCTCCGCCGACCGAACCGCCACCATGCCCGAACCCTCGTACGCCGGTACCGCGACGAGCGACACCTCGACGAGCTTTGCCTCGGTCACCTCCGGTATCCCGTCGACGACGCGGCCGTCGAGGCGCACGAACCCGGCCGACATGGCGCCGAGGTACCCGTCGCGGCAATCGGCGAGCAGCGCGTCACCCGCGGGCCCGTTGTTCACGACGAATTCGCCGAGCAGACCGTCGGGCCCGTCGTCGAACGAACGGGACACGCCGAGCCGTAACGCTTGGTCGTGGCGACGTAGCAACGGGATTCGCGTTTCGCGATGCGCGATCGACCGGGCGAACGCGCCACGGCGGATACGTTCGCCGCGCGGGTCGGGCGTGAGGTACGAAACCTCGTCGTACGGTGCGACGACGCCGACAACGATTCGGCGGCCCTCGTCGACCTCGCGCAATTCCATCGCGATCGTTTCCACTACTGCACCCCGTTCTCCTCGAGTGGCGGCCGATCCTCCAATTGGCGTACCTCGTCGACGGTCAACCACCCGCCATCTAACGCGACTTTGTACGCGTCGTACCGCGTTTTCGTGTCGGCGCGTAGCAACCCGTCGAGCACGATCGACAGTTTCGTACCGCGCGGGAGCTGCGCCGACAACGTCGTTTCGATCCGGTTTTGCCAACCGAACAACGTGAATTGTCGAAACTCACTCATCCGCGACTCGACGTTCGCGTACGTCGCCGGGTCGCCGGGCACGCCGAGCATGTACGCCGGTACGCCGAACGCCATCGCCACCGCGGCCGTCGCGGCTTGCGTCGTCGCGTTGAGCTGCGCGTCGACAGGCGAGATCGACAACGCATGAAACTCGGTTGTCGCGTTGAGTACCGCGATCGACCGGCGGGCGCCGCCGTGCTGGCCGAGCCATCGTTCCTTGAGCTTGTCGGCGTCGGTTTGCGTAAGGTTCGGTTGCGCCGACTTGAGGTACCCGGCGGGTACGCCGGTCGTGAACACGCCCGACGCGTACGACCGTACGGTCGCGGCGAGCCCGAGGTCGAGGCCGTGTACGTCGATCACACCGCGGCCGCGGCCGTCGTCGTACGGAGGCATCCCGCGGAGGTGAATGATCGACCCGCTCGGTAACGGAACATCGCCGACCCAATACGTACCCGCGTCGACGGTCACGTCGTGCGGGTGGAGCTGCCAGAGCGGCGGTTTCGGCGCGCCGGCCGCGTCACGCACGGGCACGTAAACGAAACCGTCGCCGAACCAGAGCGCCGCGACGATCCAATCGCACCAAAACTCGACGGCCGACAACCGCGCGTCGTACACGTCGCCGGGCGACAGTACGCGGCCGTCAAGCCGTAACGCTTGCGGGTCGTCGATCCAATCGGGCGTGTCGAGCTGCTCGTACTCGCCGCGGATCACGTGCCACGGCAAACCCGAGAGCGTGTCGCAGATGATCGACGTACAACGGTTCGCCGACGCTAACGACGTGAGGCCGTTCGGATCGTGCGCGGAGGGTACGAGCGGGTTTCCGTACGGGCCGTTACCGCCGTCGGCCGGGCCGAGCCACCAAAGGTACGGGCGGTCGATCTCCCATCCGTCCGGGTCGTTTATGAGTACGTCGCGGCCGTCGGTCGCCGTGTGCACGCGCACGCCCGGCGCCTCGCGTGGCGACCGGATCGGGTCGCCCATCGGTACCGACGCGGCACGCTTTTGGAACAGCCGCACGCGCAAAGCATCGCCCAATACCGGGCCCGTGTCGACGATCCCCGCGCCGGTAACCGCCGCCGGGCGCGACGAAATCGCTCTAACGGCCTCTCACGGCCCACTTGTTCGCGGGTTTGGCGCCGTGCTCCGCGCACGCCGAACGCTTGACGCCGCGCCGTACTCGCGTCATGCCGATCGCCGGGCGGCCGCATTCGGCGCACACGAGCACGGGCGGCCGCGTCACCATACGGCGCTCGGTTCGATCTCGGCGGGCGCCCGCTGCTCGACCCACCTTGCGAGGCTCGCGGCGATGAGCGCGGAACCGCCGTCGACGCGGGACCATACCCACGCTTGACCGATCGGCCGTTTCGACGCGTTCGCGGCGGCGGCGTCGAGCGCCACGTTCGGCCGATGCGCGCACGTACCGTCGAGCACCGCGTCATAGAACGCGGCGCACGCGACTTGTAGGTCACGTGTCGACGTGACGACGAGCCGATCGAACACCGGCCGCAACTCGGCGGCCGCGGTACCGGCCGGGCCCGCGGCGTCGATCGCGATCGCGGTCGGCGCCCACGAACCCGCGAGCTCGAGTAGCCGCGTCGCGACTTGTGACGCGGGTACGAGGTCGACGACCTCGACGACGCCACCGCTACACGCGCAGATCGTCGACTCGCTCCGGTCGGGTGGAACGTCGGCCGCGAACGTGACCGGGCCCGGCGGTAACGGATCGAGATACAACGTCGACGACCACGCCGACGACGGCAGTACGCGCACGTCGGCCTCGGTACGCCATCGGTTCCCGTACTCATGCGCGAATTGCCACGCGGGCATGTGTTCCGCCGCGACCGCGAGCGCGTCATAAACCGGGCCGCCGTGCTGGCCGGCCGCCGGGTGCGCGCGCCACACCGCGTCGAGCAAACCGTCGTCGGGAACCGTCGGCGCGATCCCGTACTCGACGAGCGCGACGCGCGCGTGCGGGTCGCCGAGCTGCGCCCGTGCGATCTCGACTTGCCGTGCGAGAAACAAGCTCTCGGGCCCGCCCGCCGTCGACGGAATCCATATCTGACCGTCGCGCGTTGCTTGCGTCGGTAACGCCGCCGCGATCAGCGCGTCACCATGACGAGCCGCGAAAAACCGTGCCTCGTCGAGCACGACGAGATCGGTAACCGAACCGTGTAGCGAATCCTCCGCGGGCGCGAATACCGAGATCGTCGACCCGTTCCGAAATTCGATCTCCTCCGCGCCCGCCGCACCACGCACGCGGTAATCCCACGCGCCCGACGCCCACCCGCGATGCGCGTTCGCCTCGACGAGCGGCGACCGCCGCAACATCCGAACGAGATCACGCCACCGCAACACCGCATCCATACGAGATTGTGCCGTGTACCAAACCCGCGCCCCCTCGGTCGACAACGCCCGGTCGACACACACGACGAACATGAGCAGCGTTTTTCCCGATTGGCGCGGCACTACGACGACGACGATCGGGTAACGCCACCGCCCGGCCGCGCGCGACAGCCCGACCCGTGCCGCGCGGGCTTGCCATGCCCAAAGCTCGACGCCGAGCACGCCGCAATGGCGCTTGAACGCGCCCCCACGTGTCGAGCCCGCCGTAGTCGGCGACAGAGCCCGCGGCTTTGCTGCGCCTCGGCGCGCTCCCGTCGTTACCACGACCGATCGGTCGATCGTCTAGAGAAAATGGACAGAGGCCCGGGGTGCTTCGCGCCGTCGCTCCGCGAAAAAATCGACGCCGAATTTTCGTCGCGCGAATTTTTTTCGTCGAAATTTTTTTCGCGCGCGTTCGGCCGATCGTTTGCCGCGCGGTTACACCGCGGATGCGATGGACGCGCGTACTTGTCATCGCCGCCGATGGCGCGGGGTATGACGTGGTCGAGGTCGAACGGTTCGCCGTATCGGATCGTGATTCCGCAACGCGCGCATGGTTGCGGTAGTTGTTCGGCCCACCATTGCCGGAGTAGGCGCCACCCTCGGGTGCTACCCGTGTCACGTAGTAGGGACATGGGGTGCCGCGTTGGGGGTGGGGTGCATAGGGGGTGCCCAATTGGGGGTGCCGTTCG